CTATCTTGATAATAATTTGAGCCGGCTCCAGTGTTGACTCTAAGGCCGAAAAACTCGTTTGTTGAAAATGGTTGAGCATCATCGACCACCCACATTTCAGCGATGTCAGGACACAGTGAATCATAATAATATTCGGACACATCACTAAGCCTAGCAGACCTGTTAATCGTGCCCAAATCAACCAAATTTCCATCAGCAGCAGATCTTCTAACGCCCCTACCTAAATTATATATTGGTGATGGTAGTGATGGAGACTGTGATGGAGTTCCATACCACTGACTTTCTATGGCAGTCCGCATCGAAGAACCGCTCACTAGCTTCCCAGATGTCGAGGATTTCAGTACGTGTGTACTTCCTATGTCGTATTCATCAACAATCACCTGATTTCCGATCACTTCATGAACACAAAGATTAGTTAATTGCTGTGGTAACGAGTGGTATTTTTGAACTTGATCCCTTACCAATGTTCCGTAAAGTCTCAAGACCGATGTGGTGTCCTGGATGGTACAGGATGCCGATGCATTCATCGTCAAATCATTTGTAGTACAGTAGCCAACATACCTATATGCCTGATTGCCAACCTCAGATGCTAGAATATTATTTCGACATGCGGGATTTCCCGCCATAGGAGTTTGTATATAAGGTGACACCGAAAAAGACCCTGTTTGATGTGCAGGAGGTACAATACCAGCTGCAGGGTCTTGGTCTGCGTAGCTCAGCTGGTTTGATGCAAAAGATATTTCCTTGAAAGATCTATGCGCAGCATCTGCAGGAGACCACTGAGCGCCGAATATAATTTCATCATCAGGAAGCAATACATATGCAGAATTTTCTGACCTTGAACCAGATAAACCATAATGCATAAAATAAGGTGCATTAAACAACCATCTTTCATTTGATAAATGACCGTTTTGTTCGTATGCCGCTTTCATTGTTGTAGGAGTAAAACCTTCACCTTGAGACGGTAATCCTGCCTTTAATTTTGATGGTGCACCACCTATTAGTTCGGATCTGTTATTCGATAAACCGCCACCAACCCTAATAGAACGAACTGATGATTCATAAGCAGCAGCTAAAACAGGCGGCACTAAATCGTCATATTCCCTATAACCTCCATCGACTCCCATTGTTCCACTTGGACCCAAAAGAGCTAATGTTCCAGTGAAACCATCAAGTTCAGTGGAAACACTAAAGCTCGAAGAAATGAAATCATATATCCCAGCTGCCCTCTTTTTTTGCATAGAGATGCTGACACCACCAGGCCAATAGGTTCCCATACATGCAAGTGCCATTCGTGGGGTTATTTTTCGCTGGTTCGTATTTGTAAGAAACATCCCCCTATTTTGCCAACCGATCCCATTAATCGAATCGAAATACCTGTTCTTCTGCAGGGCAGTAAACATTCCAGGATCAGTCCATTGCCCAGCACACTGCGGAAAGATTGGGGTAGAGTGTTGTGCATATGCATTGGAAACCCTTATCGGAACAGGACCATGAATTCTATGTGATGCTGTTACAAATTTCCTGGTTGGTTGAAGATTCGGGTCTGTGTCCATATTTCCTGGCTGCCCGATATCAGAAACACCACCATCATTTTTAAAAAATACGCCGCCTGGGCCATATGGTGGCTGGTCCGTTCCATTGCTGTTACTATAATATGTTAAGGAATCAAGTCCATCGACATGTTCCTCGATTAAATTTCTGGCAACCTTAAAAATTCTCGATGCCCTGGGGCCATTCATTGGAGACGTATTATGAAGTGTATGATCGACCTCAAGCAGGCTGTGGTTTGAAACATCCCATCCAACATATTGAGAAGAAAATACATTATTTGAATACCCAACTAAATCCCTTTTAGATGATCCACTTCTTTTTACAAGATTTGCTGAACCTTTATCGGGATTTTCTTGTCGTAGTAAAAAATAAGTCAAACAGTCAATATGGTTATTCGTGTTGCTCCACATTACCGCCCGTGAGTTTGCTGAACCAACAATTGGAACATCTTTCAGATATGGTTCTTGTAAGCGTGCGGCTTTGACATCTGCCAGAACTTCAAATGCCTCCAAAACAAATGGCTCAGTAATATAGTCAGACATCTTTATCGTTTGAGAAGAAGAAGCATGAAACATTGAATTTGTAGACCAAGCTGAATATGCTATTGGCCGGCCGATTGATTCTAGTGTTTTATTAAATGCATTGGCTAAATCAGGTGAGCCTGACGAATACAAGCTAACTTCTCCGGGGTCGTTCCACATAATGCCAGCCTTCTTAATATATCTTCCATCCCACCTGTAGCCTGGAATGTCATCTGTGAAAGGAAGCCATTCAGCCTCAGTGTTGATCCGACCACCAAAGCCGCGGCATGACTGAGCACCGGCGTCCATGGGGTCCGGAAAGTTTGTTGTAAATGGAAAATCTGCTGAAGCGCCAAGAGACCTAGAATATACAGTCCATGCCTGTATTGGGAGATTGTCTTGCATGCCCATCCACATTGACCTTCCACGCATGTAATTAAATGTGTTGAATGTTGTAGCATGAACATGATTAAATGTAGAGCGGTGGGAAATTAATGACCCATACGGCTGAAATATTCTTGGCACCAGCTCAAAATCAGAAAGCTTGCGGCATTGTGTCAATGCAATATCAAGTGCTCCATGTGTTGGAGCTGTAAAGTTTCCAGGATAATTCATCGTAAAACTTGACGATATTTCTTCAGGTAAAGTCCACCTAAAAATAGCACCAGTTTCAGAGTTTCTACCTCCCATTGGTTCATATTTCATTGTGTTAAAATTAAAATATGAAAGACCGGTGGTATCAAAGTTAGGAAGATCATCTCCAACTGAGCTACCAAAGGTTTCACCTATGCTGGAACCTGTTAAGACGCGGAGCACAGCAGGTTCAGATGGTGTAATATCAATGTCAATTATTATTCTATTCCCAAGATTTGTGCTCCAGCCAGGTGCAATCTGAGACAGTTGCCCAACTTCTGTCGCGACGTTTGTTGGAGCCCTTGAATCATTAAATGGTCCATATATATCAGATGAATCAGTAGATTCAATACACCTATTATAGCTGTTGATTATATTTGAATAGCCTTGATTTGAAGCAGAAGCTGGTGCGTAAATTGTTGGTAACGTATTTGGTGTTGCAATTAACCTACCAACAGCCCAATTTGCTTCTGCACCAGAAATTAAAAGTGTCGGATAATTAATTTGCTCGCCGGCTATTGGGAGTGTTAACACTGATGAATTGGCATCAAAAACAATTGATTTAATTCCTTTTCGTCTATGATCACCTGATCTAGAAATTGTTGGATATGCATCATGTTCGCATTCGCCGCATAACCTACCTGTTTCTGTTGGGTTGTTCAAGATTCCAGAGCTATATGAAGATTGTGTCGTGTTGTAAAGATATCCAATCTCCTCTTCAGAAAGTGCTGTATTCCAAAATGCAATTTCACCAACCTGTATATCATTTCTTATTCCAGAGTTTATCGCTGCAAATTGCGATGTCAGGCCACCAACTAAAATATTTGTTATTATTTGAGGTGTAACCGTGCCTGGCAGGCTTGAGCCAGAATCGTCAGTTGTGACTCTACTTCCATTAATGTAAATTGCAGCGCCGTTATTATTTGCCCACTTATGAGTCGAGGCCAGGTTTGTAAATGATGGATCCTTAACAACAAGGTCAAGTCTTATCCAATCCCGAACCTGCTGTCTTGTTTGCCAAGACTTTGCATTATGTGGATGCTGACCGGCGTTCCACTGTCGATTTGCATCACCAGCATTATTAAAAGCTTGAATTGATACAGCCGGTTCCCCACCATGGCCTGCGTCGTTGTCATAGATTAAAGCAAATCTGCCGGCTGTGCGGTTCACATCTGACAATTGTGCTATACAGACTTTTGAATCAGTTCCTTGTAATGGCCAATTCTGAACAAGCTTAAATGTAATTGACAACGTGAACATATCTGACATAGCCTGTGTTCCAACTGGAAAATTACTAATATCAAAACCAGACCAGATACTTCCTGGCGGAGTATTCTTTACTGCAAGACTTGCAAGTGAAACAAAATTAATCCCCTTTAAGAAGCTTGGTGTTTCTAAAAGTGCTGGATCGATATCAACTGGGACGCCTTCCGCAATATAAGAACCACTTATTGCAGCTGCATCAATATTCTTTCCAGAAAGAGATGCTTTATCTTTGTCTTCCGGGGAAAAAGTCCACCAACCGCAAAGTGAACCAGCAGACGCATAATATCCTTCATTTTTCTTAAGGTCATAATAACGTGAAACTCTTGTGTTTAACTTCATTTTAACAAACCACCATATGCGATTGAATCAACACCTCTGCTGTTCTGATAGTCGAAACCGCAAGGCATGCTTTTCACTTCACTATCTGGATACCCACTTGGATAATCAACAAGTATTGCGTTCCCAACCATCAAATCTCTTATTTCTTTGTTAGAAACACTCTTATATAATGTCTCAACAGAATTTCCATCGACAAACGGCATTGGAACTACTGGAGTATCTGCCTCATAAGGTATTTGAAGTGTCCACACTTCAGGATCTGTAGGCAACTCCTCGCTAGTGTCGACCGGAATTTCTTCAAACCAATTTTTTGTCACTGTGCATTGATCATAAAAATTAGAGATGACAACAGATTTATTTCTGATGTTGAGCACAGTCCCACCACCAATTATTATAGCTTTTGGACCTGTTGGCTCGGGGTCATCATAGCTTCCAACAAAAGTTGAATTTCCAGCTATTTCTTTCCTAATTGAAAACGGCTCTATTGCACCATTAAAATCAAATGGATCGACAGTACTAGTTTGTTCAATTACAATTGGATATGAAATTTGTGTCGGATCACGTATGTAAGAAACAGGATCAAGAACATTCATTTCATGAAATACTTCTGAGGCATCAAAATCTTTTTCAATCCCATAAGTCTGTCTTGAGAGCCTGTAACTTGGTAGCTCTTGTATCTTATAATCATCTGATGATATTATTTCTGTTGTGGCAGTATCCGCGCTGCCCGATACAGCAGATATTACAGACACTGTTGTGATTGGTCTAATTGAATCATCGAAAAAATTTCTAACGTCAGATGAAACGTTTATTATCTGCTCAGAAGAAGACAAGAATGTCTGTATTCCATCCCTTCCCATCTTTGGTGCAACTGATATTCCAAAAAGATCAAATCTAGATACATTTATACCTTGCAATGTAGTTGCATAAGATCCTGTAAATGGTGGCGTAATTGTTGTCATTAATATCTCTTAAGCCTTCCGACGACTTGTTGTAAATTTAAATCTGTCTGTAGGCCTCTGCGGTCATTTTCACCCAAATAAATATCTTCTTGTAAATATCTCATCTTGTTTCTTTCTAGTATGTGTGACTCAATAACAAAATTTAGTCCAAGAAAATTTGTCGATGATGGAATCATCTTCTCTATTAAAAATCCAATTGATCCATCAATCCATTTATAAAATGATAACAAATTCTTGTAATTCATTCTATCGGTTAATCTATTAAAATAAACTTCTCTTAAATCAACAAGCTTTGGATAATCACTTGCAAACAAAAGCTCAGGTGCACCAAGCGCATCATTAATAAAATCTAAAGTTCCAAGCAACAAAATAATATCGTCATCTAGTGCTTTCGTAGTCGATAATTCTATCGAAAATCTAGTATCATCATTGGAGGGTGTACCAAGTGGTATTGTTCTAACCGGAGATTTTAATGCATTAAATCTTTCAATGTTTTCATCATATAAAAATCCGGAGATTCTAATTTTGTTATCAGCATTCCTTTCGTCAAACTTTGAATTTAACGATGAATATATCACGTCATCTCTCTTAAAAATATCGTAAGAAGGATAAAATCCAGAGCCTGTAAAGTGGAGACTATTCTGTGAGAAGTCAAACATGCTAATCTCACCAGCAGGGTTTGATTCGGTGACCATCTGCTCACAGTGCACGTCAGCTCGCATTCTTTCAAATGATCCAGTTCTGTTTGTTACAAAATTAAAATTCAAAAGAGGATCTTCTACACCCATTGACTTGAAATTTCTAACATGTTCTTGATTTTCATCTTCCGAAAGTGCCTTGGTCCAGAATCTAATTCTTGCCAAAGAACCGGAATAATCACTTACCTTTGCATGTGATGAAACAGACGTAGCGTTCAGTCCGGCAGAAAGCTCTGTAATTGAACCAGAACCAAACATTAAAAATGAACCGCTGGCATTTATTTGTGTTGAACCGCTTGAATAATAACTACCCGTTCCAAAACTTGCAGTTGTTGAAATTGTATGATAATTTACTATTCTACCATTATTCTGGCGTCCTGCTCTTAAAAAATAACTTGAAGTTTTTTCGGTAAGAATATTTCTTCCATACGAAATATGCCACATATTGCCGTCAAAAACATCAGCTCCAGTTAAAATGAGTTCTAAAGCTGATTCGGCTGTAGAAATTGGCCGGTGGAAAATACTCAAAGACCCAGTTTTTGATGTTTTCACATTCGTTCCAACACCAACGCAATTTGCCAACACAATTTCACCAGTTGAACCTGTTGAACACATTCTACTTAATGACATTGTTGTAATTAAAGATGGTTCTTTGTGCTGAACCAAAAATTCAACAGTCCAAGAACCAGTAGTAAATAACCCATCCCATACATAATCTGACATTCCGTGTGGTGCGAACTTATCTTTATCTACAAAAGCTCCAACTGGGTTTGGTACTCCAACCTCGATTCTACTGCCGCTTAAATAAGGACTTCTTAATTGGCTTCCAGATGTCATGACTGCAAATCGAATGTCAGACTTTTTCTTCATTCTACTTTCTTTTACAGCCAGCTCTATTGGGCCACCAAATTCCCTAAACCTAAACATAACGTCAGGATCAATTCCAGCACCGCGCATGATTGATTTTATTCCATGCACTGTCCCTTTTGATCTTATTGCATCCTGAATATTTATTAGGATTCTTCTCCAAATTTGAGCCTGAATCTTTGCGAGGGCAGCACCCGTGGCTTCTGGATTTGTTGTAATATTTTGGCCTCTCAAATACTGCGAAACAGTTGCACCTGAAAACATGTTTGGAAGCTCAAATCCATAATGTCTAGCGAGGAAAGGTAACATCATATCTGCAATTGTACCATTTTCGTCATAATCTATATTTAGTAAATTTCCAAATTGATCTAAAAACAACTTTATTTCATCAAAAAATTTAGCCCACATAAACAGAAGTGATGCAATCAATTGTGGGGAACCAACGTTTCCACCACCTGGAAAATCTGTTGTATATCCATACGGATTTCCGATGTTGCCGCGGGCATCGGAATAACCAAGCATTGCAGATTCATCCTGCAGATAGTGTCTTGGTACCAATCTTGTAATTAAATTTGGATTATTTTTATCGTAAATTGATGCTGTAACCAGCAAATCTGTGTTCAACGAAACAAGCTTTGGGTGTGTTGGAAACAAAACAGGACAAAGACCAACATCTTCATTTGGAATTGGTTGTTGCCAATCTTGCTTAATACGTAATGAATTGGTATAATTTGTGATTGTTGCATGTAGAGAATTTCCAGATGAATCAAGCACAATATTATTATTGGAATATGAACCAGTTGGTTCATTAAATCTATAGAACACTAAAAGATCTTTTTTATAATTTAATGATCCCGATCTTATATCATCTAATTGATTTACATTCTTTCTAGATGCATACAGTCGTAGATCATCAATTGAGCCTGAAAATGTAGAAAATGGTTCAAGCAGTTTTTTATACGTTCCCAAATAATGATCCGAGCCTGAGCCAATTACTAAATCGGCTGTCTTAAAATTTAATTTTCCAAAATTTGCAGTTTGACTTGATGTGGCTACAAGAACTGAATCTTTATAAATAAATAATTCTGGATTTTCATTTGTTTTTCTTGAAAAAATGAAAGAACAATGTTGAAATTTATCGTCTGACTTTTCAAATGCAACACTTGCGCTAATTGCCGTGCTACCACTACTAATTGCAAAGACAATATCGGCGACATCAGTCGACGCTGATTCACTCAAAAATATAGAAAATCCATGATCACCAGTTAACTTTTGGAGTATTGTTGACGAATTGTTTGCTTGTTTTGGAACGTTAATGTGGAAGGTACAAGTGAATGGTGAAGTATCAAAATTAATGACAGGTTTTGCATCGTTTCTTTTACTTAAAGAAGGATAAAGATAGCCTGCCTGATCAATAACATTAATATGAGTCCCTAAAGCATCTGCATAACCATTTGCTGCGGTCTCATTTTTTTGTGTTCCAGAAAAGTGAAGCCAGCCTTTATACTTTGGCCAGAGTGAATCAAAACAATATTTTTCATAACCGGTCAAGCCATCAATATATTTATGTACCTCTTCAATGGTGCTGTCAAACGGAAAAAAGTTAATGAAGGTATCAAAAACAATATTGACTTTACTCTCAGCTGAGTTGAAAAATGTATGCTTTTCAAATTTTGACCATTCAATCGGAAGCTGTTGAGTTGATTGAAAGCCAGCTCCAAAACCATCAAGGGAAAAACTTCCAGTTGTTACAGATCCAGAAAGCTGAGCGAAGCTAAATGGTTTTACAGTTGCGGATGGTTTTGAATACTCTGTAACAGTCGCAGAATCGAAAAGACCATTTAATAATACTTTACTTCTATTAGCCATTATTCAACCTTAAACCCTTGTCCAACATTTAAAAATATTTGATCTTGTTCAAAATCCTTTATCAACAAATCGATTGTATAGCTCTTTCCGCGAGGTAGCACTTCTGTTCTTAAAATAAAATAGATTCCATCTGAATCGCTAGACAGCTTGGTTCCATTGTTTGTTGTTTCAAAGGGTATAATAACATCGCCTGAATCTATTTCTCTAATTCTATAGTAAGCACGCTGAAGTGTGGAACTTTTTGTTCGGTACGGTATTTTATAAACTTTTTCGGATTTATTTCTGTCTGCAACAAAAAACTGGATCTTTAAAACTTCGTTGTGTTGCATTTTTGATGGCAATGTAACTGCCTTGACTATTAAATTTCCAGGCCTTGCGTTATAATCACTGGTTGTTGATCTAGAAATTTCAAGAGAGCCAGTATGAAAACCAACAGTTTCATCTGTCGAACACCAAATTGATTTAAATGTTATTGAACCACTAGTGTTAACAAAATTTAAAATCACTTCATTGTCAGAGTTAATTTTTGTTTGATCTGATATTGCCACTGCTAATGACGCAGAGTATAAGCCAGTAATTGCGGTGTCGTCGGTTCCTTTTGCAACCTGGGACACAGTGTATGTCTTACTAAAATCATTCAGCTCTAATCGTAGTGTCATACATTCATCGCCAGTAAGGGCTGATGCTCCGGCTCCTGAAAGAAAATTTTGCCTTGAACCACGAACAAAATTGTTTAAAAATAATGATCCGGACACATCAAACACAAAGTCATCAGATGTGTCCACTTGAGAATCATTATAGATAATGTGTAATGCTGGTTTCCTTAGTGGGTTTGATGATTGTACACTTGCAAATCGCTTTACAAACCTTGTCTTTGCATCATCCTCTTCGCTGCCCGTAAAAGCCAGCCTAAATCCGTGATCGGGTATTTTTTCGTCTAAAGTTGCCGATATTATTGTAGTAACATCAACAAACATATCTTCTGTGCCTTTGACGAATGTCTGTTCTGCAACAAGAGATTGTAGTGTTCCGTCAATTGTACCAGAAACAATATAATCGATATTATCAGAATTTAATTCTCCACCCTTGTTTGCACCAGATACGAACCATGTAGAAGGGGACCCAGCAGTGACTGATGATGTTATAAAATTTGCTGAATCTAAATCTGCGAATGATATAACATCTCTTCCTGAACCTTCATCAAAAGATGTTGATAGTGGAGCAAGAACTAATGAAAAATTTGCTGGCGTCGCAGTGCCACCAAGAAGATTATGAAGTTTTATCTTAGCCTTAAATGAACTATCGTTGATATCTATAACCGAACCTGTCAATGCCCTAAGTGGATTTAAGTCAAATTTCATTAAACCCCTAGATATTTCAGCGCTGCCTGTTACACCATTCAGCGTCGTTTCGTTGTAAAGCTTGAATATGTCAATTGTTCCAGCGCGGCCGACATTTGCATCAGACGCAGTAAATGCGCCATCAATAATCTTATTTGTAATATAAGTGTCTTTACTACCTGTATAAATTAAATACATTACTCAGCACTCCCGATTATGTCATTGGTTATGAATCGCAATTCAAAAATAGAACCCGGTGGTCCAACTATCATCCCTTTAAACTTATTTGATTCTAAATCATAGCTATAATCACTGTAAACATTAGTCCCCACCACACCAGCTAAATTAAAAAATATCAAGCTTGGCATTGCTAAAACACCCGGCGTGTTTATTATTGCATTAATAAAGTCTGCTTCAACCAAAGGTTGATCTATTTGATAATTTTTTGTTTCTGCAACATTCATTAAAGAGTTAATACACGCACTTGTCACAGTTTCCTTGTTGGAGTCTGGTGTAACAACCACTGAAAATTCAATGCCATAATTCACTACGGTTGCATCTAACACATCGATAGAATCAGATATAAGTCTAAATTCATTAAGATATGTTGACAAATTTTTCTTCAATGTATCTGGTGCGATACTGAGCTTGCCAGCCCTATCTCTACTAAGAACATATAATTCAGAAGACAATGGGTTTCTTGTACTCTTCTTCAGTGATGCCCTATAAACTCTTCCAAATTGTGATGGAAGTGTATAAATTCTAGACAGTAAATCCTCCGCTGTAACAATTCTAGATTGTTGATTTCTAGCACTTTGGATTAATGATTTAACTCCAGCCATCGAAAACTTTGGAGCGCCTCCGGCTGCAGCTGCTTCATTAACAACGTCTAAAGAAGCGAGAACGTTTGCTGACACCGTCGCAGTAGGATTTCTCGGAAAATCTGATATAACTTGACGAAATCCATCGATGTCTCCTGCGTCTACATTGTGTGAAAGACCACCACCGGTTCTATAACGAATTGTCAGTGTTGTATTGAACGGTGCGTCGCCCAGGCTCCTTGTCCTTCCAAAATCTCGCGGATCTATAGAAAATCTCGTAAAAGTCTTCTTACCAAACAGTGGTAAAGCAAGCTTCGATGGATCTGGAATTAAATCATCTTTAGTTGACAATATAGAACCACCAAATGTAAGTGTCGTTGTGGCTGCCTGAATATTGTCTTCCCTAACAAAGCGCCTGCTAGCAGGAATTATTTCTAGAGATGATTCGACTTCAAGTTGATCGAGAGAATAATTCCTGTTTTTTCTAAAAACAGTGTTCTGCGTTAAGAAATCTACTTCATAATAAGAATTACCATCACTATCTTTAATACTCAATAGCTCAGTTACGTTTTGCCCTGTTAATATAATTTTTCGAAATGGTGTTGGTGCACCAATTCTTACACTTTGTGTTTTCAATTCACCGGAGACTGCGATGACCTCACGTGTCATAATATATGAAGCTGGATTTCCTGATGTATCTAATTGCGACACCATAGATGATGCTAAATAATTTCCATTAATATCTATCTCAGCAAAATCTAGATCTTCAACAGTAGAAAAGGGTGGGCCCGAGCGCGTGTCACAACTTGTACCCATTTTTATAACTGGTAATGCAGCAAGCTGTGGAACGTAATCTCCGTTCGAATCAACTTCAGCCGGTACTTCTATATAGATTTTTATAGTCATAACAGCAGGAGCTGGTCCGACTCCTTTCACACCAGCATTTCTTGCATGCATTAATACATTCGAAGATTGCTGAGCTGTCAACGGATTGAGTTCACAAAACTGATAATCTAGAAAATATGACATTGAGTCGCCAATATATGCAGCCAGGTCAACAAACATCCCTCCAATACTAGCCTCAGAAAAATCTGCATTTTGCTTGACAAAATAACTTCTTGCGTATGAAAGAAGTTCACCCTTAAAACTTGAGTAATCTTTTGCAAGATAATTTTTCTCATCCATAAATTTAGTTGTTGACTTTTCTTTGTCTGTTGCCATTTTAAATTCTCACTTTATGCTATTGTTCCTAACACAACACTCATTGTTTCAAGTGATGCATTACCCTGAATAGAATAACCTAATTCTACACGGACCTTTATCACTCCTGACGCAGGTGAAGACGGAAGCTTTTGGATCTTCATTGTCTGTAAATTTATGTATGACATGTAAGCAGCAACGGCAGTTTTAATTCTAACCATCACCTCGTCTTCAAATCCATCCACACCATACTCAGCTAATATAGCTCTTAAATTCGCGCCAAAATTGACGTCCATTACACGTTCGCCCCTATTTGTCTTCAATAGATTTGCCAAATTATTTGCAATGGCTGAGGAAGCATCAGTATTCATTACGAATAATTCTTTCTGTCTGCCTGACAACCTAAGCGGAACTTCAGGGCTGTAGTTCACTTTTTTCTTTTTGCGGGTCTTCTGGAGGTCAAGCTCATGATTTCGAAGCTGCGGTAACCTATCACCCACTGAATTAAAATCAAATATTTTTTTACCTGACGACATTACCACTCCTCTATTTAATTATTCCATCCGATAAAACACAGTATAATTAAGACAGCTTCCCTTCGGCATCTCCCTTCCAAGGCCCGGTCACTGTTGGAGGCAAAGGAGCTGGAGGGCCACCGGGAACCAGCATTTGATATCCAACAACCACCTGGCCACCGGGTACAGTCACACTTGTTTCAACAACAGCAAATTTTGTGTAAGCATGAAAAGCTGCAGATAATCCAGCAGCCAATATTGCAACCGTTGCTGGCACACCTGCGCCTTGAGTGCCTGCCTCTCTTGCTGCTTCATAAGCAGCACGACAACCTGCATACAATATTGGATTTGCAACAGTAGGTACTGTCATTGGAAACTTAACTTTACCGCTACCTGTTGCTGCACCTGGAGAAGTAATATTTGCAATTGGCTTAGCCGTTGCGGCTGGGGAGCCGACTGAGTTTCCGCCTGACGGAATTATAACTGTTGTAACAACCTTCACAGATGTGAAATACTTGTGGACTGCTTTAGCCATTGCTTCGGCAAGATCTGCTATTACCTGATCTGAGTTGTCATCTTCCTGACCAGCTGTTTCTGCAGCTTCGAGTGCAGTATCAATAGATTTGCGAAGATTGGAAACCCCTCCGGCTTCTACTAGTATTCCAGTTCCTTGGCAATTTCGTTTGATAGATGTTCTACCTCCAAGAAGATCAGGCTGTGAAGGATCAACATATCCTTTAGTTGTTACTAAAGCCTGGGTGTAATAATTTTTTATAGCAACAGCCATGGCTGACGACAGTGCAAAACGAACGACAGTATTATTTAATGAAAGCTCTCCAGCAAGCTCGGCTGCTTCGAATGCAGCTACAAGCTGTACTGTTAATGCGGGAAAAGCAGTGGATAGAGGCACAATTACTCTCCAAAAATCCGTTCTGATTTAACGTTTACAATATCCGGCTTGAGAGACCCTGCTATTTCTGACTTCAATGTCGAGATTGCGTCATTAAGCTGCACTGATGGAGCACCGTAACCAGGTGTTGTATGAGTTAAGACAGTGGTACAAAATTCATCAAGAGCGTCCATGGTAGAGTTCCAAAGGTCTTCTAAATCTTGATATTTTACATATGGTTGAGATGATCCTGGACCTGGCCCACCACCGGCACCTCCATCCGCCTCTGCCCTCCCAAGAAAAATCTTTGAACCGCTGATTTGAATTGTACCATCTGGAAGTAGACAAATCGTAGCCAAGTCTTCACTACTCTTTCCTTCCTTAATAATCCTCACACTGCCATTAACCGCTGGATTCTCGGCAGTGGAATACCATTCTTTTTCATCCTGTTTTCTAGCAACAATCCTAACCTCATCTGCTTTTGTAACAATATATGCGGCATTATCAATATTTTCTATTGCAGCCTCAAACCCAGCCGCCATCCTTCCAACTTCGGCAGAAAGTCCAAAATTTTCATCTGCAGAAGTAAGCATTGAAACATAAATTCTAGATGCATCGGCAACAAAATCAGGGTCTCCACCTACTGGATTTTTTGCCAAGCCAGATTTTAATGGATCATGTAGGGTCTCAGTTTGACCCCTAGAATTCTGTACAGTCCTTTGATTTGTCCTTTCAAAGCTATCGCCATCATCTTCTATTGACATTGGTACTGGCGGGAAATATCTAGACCGGCCGGTTACAATATCAATAGTACCTGCTTGAGCATCTGCTCTGTTTTGAGCATTGCTGCCCGTTGCTGCTGCTATAATAGAATTAGTGGAATTGTAATCCCAACCTCGATCTTGTCCCAAGCAAATAAGCGTGTTATTACTACCTTGCAAAACCAAATCACCAACTCTCTTTGAATATATCGGTACAGGTTCCAAAACAAAATTGGCTATTGCTTTGCTTCCTCCGGCAATTAAATCAAATGGATTGAGATTTTGGAGTGAACCTGAATATGGAGCTAAAACATCATTTCCTTTTATATCATTGATAAAATTGGGAGTTATTTTCATCACCCCTTCTGGATTGTCTGCCACAGGAGGGTTATCAGTTAAAACACTGGCCTTTTCAGCAGTTGTTAAAGAAGAAATTGTTGTTGACGAGCCACTCATAAAAGAACGAGGAAAATGCGTAAAGTTAGTACTTGAAGCATTTTGGTTTCCTGGAATTTTACAAATCCAAAATGAATTATCTGGTGCAGGTTTATCAAGTGTCGGAGACATAACCCACACACACTCTCCTGGTTTGACAGGCATAGATAAATTAGGTGGAAAAAATGGATAAACAACAAATGACGTTGTATCCATTGTGGCACCAGCACCAAAATATCTCACAATACATGAATTTAACGGTGCGTCAAACAGTTTTTCCTTATTTTTAATATTCCATGTTTCTACTAGCTCTGCTCTTTTATCATATGGAAATACCCCAAGATCATACAAAATTTCACAAACAACAGCAGTATATATTGATTGGCTGTTGTCAGTGGGACCAGCAGAACCTTCATTGACGTCAGCCATAACCTACTCCGAAATTTTCGAAAATATGTCGTCTGGATCAATTCTAGACGACTGTTCTTCAGCCTTTGATATTAGCTCGGCCAGTTTTAACAGCTGTTCATTTGAACGATTCATCCGCTCCAGATATTTTGTCAAAATCGGACCAACAGTAATGTGTTCCGTTGTCGTCATTTGCATTGCAGTATATGCTTCCCCAAATAAGATCTCTGCGTTCACACGGTCTCTTAATGCATTTTCATAAACCTCTTTCCAAAGTATCTTTTTCTTATCTGTGGTATTAACTAAATCATCAAGTAGATCGGAAAATGCATCAATTTTTTCCTGCTGCTTACTGTGTTTCTCTTTAAGCTCTTCGATACTCAAAACAACTCCTCATTCTTAATCTGCCTGTAAAGTCTTCTAATTGTCGACATTGACGTTGACAATTGTTTTGAATTTAAGCCTGAAATTTCTCTAATATATACATATATTGCCCTCTTATTTAGCAGATCAAGTTCGTCAATCTTGTCAAAAACAACGAGAACTGCTTCAATACATGCAACGTCATTTGTGTTTACGACTTTTGATCTCAACATTTTCAAAATCTGCTGGATTTCAGCTCTTCTTTCTGCAGATATCATCATATCGTCTGGAGACTCAGATACTTTATAATGCATTATTGCGTGTCGATCAACTGCATTAAATGATTCAAGATCATGAATAGAATATGCATTGTCCTGAACTTTCTTTCTCTTTCTTGTATTTAATATTAACCAATTTTTTCCAACAACGTTAAAATAAGAAAAGGCCTTTGTTCCTCGAGATCCATCAAATTTATAAAGTGTCTCATATAAAAATGTTACACAATCATTTTTTAAACTTCCAAAATCATGACGACCCTTTGCAAAGCCATAAATTAATATTAAATTTTCTGCAAGTTTATCAAAAGCAGGCATTATATCTTTTGTATACAATAAATCACGCTCTTCCTGGGTTTCAGCAGATTGAAATTTTTCAATTGCAACCTGGGTATCTGCAGTAAAATATAACTTACTTTTTCCCTTGCTTCTTTTTATCTTTCTTCTTACTACTTTCTTTTTCATTGCAAAATCTCATCTTCTTTTTCTTTTTCAAGCTCAAGCTCCTCAACAGTCCCTAATAAATTTGCAACTTTTAAAATAGTGTCACGACTTTCTTTTAAGTCTTCATGCACTTTTCTGATCTGAGGCGAATCATAAAATAGTGGAATTTCTAAAATTTCAGAAATTGACGAATATTTTTGATCAAGCATATCTAGGGCGCCTTCAATTCCATCAATCGTCCTTAAAATTAAAATTCCATGTTTGTAATTAAAATATAATGAAACACACAATAACAAAAAAGTAATAGCAAGCAAAATAGAAATAGTTAAAAGCAAATCATCACCGAATAAACTCTTTTGCGACTTCATCCCAAAGTTTGCTTATGCTTTCAAACGAATGTGATGATTTCAATGTAGTTGACAATTGTTGTGCCCATTCTACCGGTTTTTGATTTTGATCTCTAAATTTCTTTACCTTTTTCTTAAAGTCATTTTCATCAACCTCGGCCCACTTTGCACCTTTTACAAATATATTATTGTCAATTTTTTCCTGTGGAACTTCTTCGAGCCTGTAATCCAATGATATCCACTTTCCCTTATCAAGAAAATCGCGGTGGCCTGACCAATTCGTTGCGATCACTGGTAGACCACTTGCGGCTGCTTCTAACAGCGGTAATCCATATCCTTCTCCACGTGTTGGAGCAATCAAACACTTGACGGTCTTGTTTCGATAAAAAGAAGCGACTTCATCTTCAGACATTGCACCATGTACTAAGTAAACTGGAACGTCTGTGTTAAGTTCTCTTACCACTTTTCTTATCAGGTTCTTACAAACCCTACGATCAATAGAAGTATTTCTACCATGATTTGTCTTTATAACGACACCGACATCTGGGTCACCAGCAAACGCTTCAGTTAACCACTTGAGTGCAAAAAATGTATTCTTTCTATCAACAAATGCGTTGCTTCCCGTAATTTGTCCAAATATTAAAAAATTAAATTTTGTACGAACATTTAAGTCATATGGTTCTAATTCATCATTTAAAATTGAGTCTGGAAAAGATTCTGGAACGACAACAATTGGAACTGTCAGTGTGCCAGTTCTCTCAAGCGTTGTTTTTGTGTGATTTGATGGAACAACTATTAAGTTCATTTCGTTACATTTGGTAATCCACTCAGGATTGCACAAGTCAGTCTCGACCGCAGCAGTGACACCGACATTGAATTTTGCCAGCTTAGGATCCCACTCATTTGGTAATTGAACTTGAAATGACAAATCAAAACCAGTCGCTTCAAACTCAACAGAGCGCTTCATGATTTCGCCGACCAGACCATTTAAATCATCAGGGTTTATAAGCCAAGGTGTAATTCCCCATGGCAATATCTGAGTCGAAAGTTGAACACCTTCTTTTTGGTTTAACCATCGAAAAACCTGCCTGGTGTGATTACCATAGCCACTAATTGACAGCAATGGGCCTCTAACACAAATTCTCATTTTACCTCCTCGCAAACAACTCTATCATATTTGTCTTTCCACGTAGAAATAAGTTCATTTAATGTTTCATCCCACATATCTATTGTATTTTGATATGCAAATTCTGACTTAACGTAGTTTAAGACCTTTTCGCTTAAAGCTTTTCTCTCATCTTTATTTAATTTGTATATTTTTGTCAGGGCCGCGGCAGTCTCATCAAGATCAACGTAATCTTCATAGATGTAAGGAACATTCTGTGAACCAACAAGTGTTTGAAGCTTTATGTCCAAGGCAACACCGTTTTCAGTACCATCACGGTGATCGACAACTTGTCGTGTTAGTCCACCAGTTTTTCCAGCAATTATTGGAGTTCCTGTTTGCATTGCCTCTAGTGTTGCCAAACCAAATCCTTCAGCATATGATATATTAACACAAACGTCTGCTATATTGTGAAGGATATTAATTTTTTGAAAATCTAGTCTTTCAGTTGAAAAAACGACTTGCTCTGCTATGCCTAATTTTTCTGCTGCAGCGAATAAATTTGGGCCTTCACTATCATTTGGATCAGTGTGCATAAGAAGTAACACATCGGGCTTGTTCCCATCTACGGTATTTTCATCAATAAACTTTTTCCATGACAGTAATACGTCGTTAGGTCGCTTCCTCCTGGCATTTCTATTCATCCAAAATGCTACAAATGCATCTTTTTTATTATCTCCAATAGCTTGGATTTTTGCCCGCCTTATTTCTTCTTCAGGCATTTTAAAATATACTTCGCCTGGCAAAGCATGTGGAATGAAATTAACCTTGTCCGGGTACCTGTCTTTTAACATTGTATATGTCAGGTGACTATGACAATTGATCAAATCAGTAGCCTCATAAAATGGTGCATTAAATTCTGGAAATGGGTAATTGTCCCAAACATGCCAATATGCAATGGGACACATTTGATGAATTTCATCTTCCATTTGCCACAACCACACAAAAAATCTTGGGTCTGTAAAAATCATTAAAATATCTGGCTTTTCGGCTGCCAAAGTTTGTCTTATTAACTCAACAGTTCCAAATCCATCAACGGGTTTAATGACAAAATCAGGCGAAACCTGAACAACATCATAGTTATTGTGCTTTATTGCTGCACCAAACTGCCTGACAGTCCACGTACCTCTTTGTAACAATCCATTAACAAGGTGACGACTTTGAACACCAACCCCAGAAGTACTCAAGGCGTGATCAGACAGCAGTAGTATTTTCTTCTTCATTAATTATTTCACTCCACAACGCTAAAAATAAACAAATTTTGTCAAGCGTAAATTAAGTGCAGTGATTGGTATTATAAAAAGGACAATACTTGCAAGAATTTCTATTTTTTAAATAAAGGCCTGCCCTTACTGTCTTCAGCATGCTTCTCAATAACTTATCAGATTTTTCTTCAGTCTTGGGACCAACTGATACTTTGAACAAGTCTATTGGATTTTTCTTAGCTCCCCTTTTTAGCAATACAAAACCAGCACCGACATTATTACACTCATAATCAAATTTATTTCGCCAAAACTTCTTGTATAAGGCAATCTGGGCTTGAACTAAAAAATCTTGCTTTTTTCTAGCTTGCCATCCATAAGCAGGTGCTGTCTTCCAGTCTAAGATCCAAACTTTTCTCTTATTATTTCTATAATCACATTCAATCACAGCGTCAATAAAACCTTTAAATTTTATTGAATCGCCGGGAATTGGTTCATATAATTCATGCTCTGCAGAGATTGTTTTCCAGTTTGGAAAATTTGTATCCATAAATTCGGGTACAGCATTAACTGACGTTTCTGCCCATTTTAACCAATGCTCTAACGGCTCTAAAATTCTGGGTTTCTCACCACGTGCTTTTGCCGATTCAGTTAACTTTTCAATATACTCTTTTGTGTCATAACCCTTTTCACCCCAAGCCGTTTCTAATTTTGCTTTTAATAAATCAACATTAATTTCTCTTGTTTTTAAGAAATTTTCTAAACAATCGTGAAGCAAAATACCGTAATCCAAATATTGCGATGGATCGTCTTGCTCAATTTTATCTACATATGTCAACTTGTGACGATAAGGACACTCTTTCCATGTCCGGACTTCTGAATATGATACATGTGGTTTTTGTGTTGGAAACATATAATAATAATAAATGTATATAATGCTTTGTACATTAATAGCTATTTATCACATCTTTTAAGTCATGTTTTGGTACCCAACCAACACTAAAAGCTGCACAAGAAAACTTATGTATATCTGCTTGTGTCTCAAAAAGTTCAGATTTTCTCAGTGGAATGTTAACTGAAATATGAGATATATCTTCTTTCCCAGCCACCATTTGAGCCACTTGATTTATTGAGTAATTTCTGCCAGTTCCGACGTTATAAATTTGAAAATAACCCGTATTTTCAGCACTTGGAAAACAACTTTCATGACTACATGCTATATTTGCTGCGGTGGCGTCATCGATATAAGTAAAATCCCGGCGCTGAGTTCCATCACCGACAATTGTCATTTTTTCTCCGGCAATGAATTGTCTTTTAAATAATCCTATGACAGGTGCATAATGACCCTTGGTAGGCTCTCTAGGGCCATACACATTAAAGTACCTAAGAACTATTGCTTGCAACCCATAAGTTCTAGAATAGAACTCACAGAGCCTTTCCCCAAACCATTTAGAAAGTGCATAAGGAGTATTTAATTGTGGGTCCATGTCCTCTTTAAACGGGACTGGATTATCATGACCATAAAGTGATGAAGTTCCAGCATATATGAACCGGCAACCTTTATTTTTAAGCGCAAGGTCTAAAACATTTTGCGTTCCTATCGCATTGACTTGTGTTGCTTCGGAACGATTATTAAATGTCGGTTGAATTCTTGACCTTGCTGCCATGTGATATATCATATCAAACTGACCAAGCTGAAATAATTTATGATCTTCCCTTGCTATATCAAAGTGACAGTATGACGCACCGTCATTAAAATGAAAATAATCATTTTCAGGAGCAGACAAATCATCAACAACAGTCACACTGTGACCAAGTTTAACAAGCGCATCCACAGTATGACCACCAATAAATCCGCACCCACCGGTGACCAATGCTTTCACTAATCACCCTTTTCAATTCTGTAACTATCTGTATCGAAGTGTTGTGTTGAAAATTCAAAGAGCTCAGAATCTTCAAGGGCAATCATCCGGTGTCTGAGACCACGATACACGTGAAAGTTATCTCCTGGATTTAAGATTAACTCTTGAGCATGAGTTATGTCATCGTCGTCTGAGTATTTAACCAACATCTTTCCAGTTTGTAAATAAAACACTTCGTCCTTAAGCCTGTGTACATGCCAAGAACACTTCTTTCCCTTGTTGAAAAATAAAAGCTTTCCACAGTACTCAGGACCATTACAGATCCAGCGCTCCCAACCCCAACCCTTGTCAACATGTTTCATTGGAAGCTTAGTTGTTCTCGGAAGAAACCTTGGTGTGCTTCTATTTTTATTTCTTACTGCGTCACTGTGACCATCACTCATTATTGTTTCCCTGATTTTTCAATTGCTCTTTGTAGTTCAAAAAATTTATGATCGCTCATTCCCTTATCGTCGACGTAAACATCACCAGCTGGTTTTCCCATAAACAAAGAGTGAAACTTAACGCCCCATTTTTTCAGCTGCTTTTCAGTGTCCTTTCCAAGAAATTCCCATGCGAATGCCTGAGAATTTCCAGATCTGCCCATTCCTCTTGCGGTCTGAAATATTATTATATTCCCTTCGTCATATAAACGATTCACTACACTAATTCTATCATTGAGCGGTGCTGCAGTTGAATAATCGCCATTTGTGATTTTTGTGCAAATTGTACCATCAATATCAAAAACATATGTTGTCATTCTTTTTCCTCGCTTGACACTGCACCTTCAATTGTTGCCCAGTCTATGTCCTTACGGACTTCCTTATTTTTTTCCCAGGTAGCAGTTAACATAATTGGGGATTCATTAATATCGTTAAAAAAACTAATGAACGCATTTATATCTTTTGGAAAACACTTTCCACCAAATCCAAAATCTCCATCATGGCCGGGCACATCTGTATGTGAATTTCCAATACGACCATCAGACATAAACCCATTCATAACATCATCCCAATTGCATCCAAGCTTTTTAGCAGCGGAAAACATTTCGTTCATATACGAAATTTTCGTTGCAAAGAAACAATTACACATATATTTGATAAATTCTGCTGACTTGAAATCGGTTTTGATTATTTTTGTATGCTTAAATCTATCCCTATATAAGTTAGAAACAATTTCTACATCACTGGCATTTCCACCAAGGACTATTCGAGCAGAATTAATAAAATCTAAATTTGCAGAACGTTCTGTTAGAAATTCTGGATTAAAAACAAAATTCATGAAAGGATATTGCTTTTCATATCTTTCCACAGTTCCTGGGATTACAGTTGACTTTATAATAAAATAAACGCTGTCATATGAGAATTCTGAATCTTTTTCTACATTAACAATATCATTAATTACCGAATCTAAAATTCTCAAATCAATCTCGGCGCCATTCGCATGCTTCATTGGAGTTGGGACTGAAATGAATATAAAATTAGAACCATTAACGGTTTCATAAAGTGAATTAATTGATCTTTTATTGTCACTGTCAAAAACCTTAACATTTGCATGTAAGGCAAATCCTGCGGCTATAGCCGATCCAACAAAACCATTTCCAATTATACCAATATTTTTCTTTTCCACTGTCAACCTCAAATATTGTTTTGCCAATGCCCAATCATTTCTTCAAGCATTGACTCAAATGTATATTCTGGCTCCCATCCTAAAACATCTCTGGTATGTTGAGAATCTCCCTTCAAGTACTTCAATTCTTCTGGCCGCATATATTTTGGATTTTGAACTATGTAATCTTCGTAGTTCATCCCAAGCATCTCAAACACAATTCTGCACAGATCCCTTACTGAATGTGTTTGGCCCGTTGACACAATAAATTCACTGGGTACATCATGGTTTAAAATCATGTGCATGGCACGAACATAATCTTTTGAATGGCCCCAATCTCGAAACGAATCCATATTACCAAGCTCTAATTTTTCTTGCAAACCTTTCTTTATCATCACCGCGCCTTTAACAACTTTATTTGTCACAAAATTTGTTCCACGTCGTGGTGATTCGTGATTGAACAATATCCCATTACAGGCGTGTAAATTATATGCGTGTCTATAATGCCTGACTAAATTATATCCCATCACCTTTGCACAGCCATAAGGACTTACTGGGGTCATTGGTGTTGTTAATCTTTGAACACCATCCGTGTCTACAGAATTTCCAAACATTTCTGATGAGCTAGCCTGATAAAATTTAGCGTTAGGACAAACGGTTCTGTAGATTTCCAGGATATTCAAAACACCTAATGCATTTGTTTTAATTGTAAACATTGGTAAGTCAAAGCTCACCCTAACATGACTCATTGCAGCAAGGTTATATATCTCGTCAGGCATAACATCAGACATGATCCTATACAGTGATGAATAATCGTTCATATCACCATAATACGTTTTAATTCTAGAATCACCATTATGTTCATATTTGCCATCTTTATTAATTGCGTGAAGTCTATAATTTTGATTTTCAGCAACAGAATGTCTTCGAACAATTCCATGAACCTCATACCCAAGCGACAGTAAATATTCGGTCAGGTAACTTCCATCTTGACCTGATATTCCGGTTATCAAAGCTTTTTTTGTCATTTTTTCTACCTTATTCTTAACAAGACTTTTGTATTCAATCTGCTTTCATGTACATTTTCCCACAATTCAGGTACATCAAATGAATATAGATCAATAATATCAAAATTATAACCTGCCACATGCTTTAGTTCAAGTGCAAGTTTCCTATTTGTCAATATGTAACCATTCTTCTTTACACTTTGCATTGCCCAAGCCAACAATTTCCTTCTAGAATCTGCGGCATCACTCATACTGGATACATCTATCTCTAAGAAAGCAATGTCTTTATCTTTTGGAATGTTCACATTTGTGTCTAAAAATTTTATATTTGGATGCGATAGAGGATTAAATATGTCATATCCAATTACTCTGTCATAACCATAAAGATGACACAGCATTTCAACGGCAACCCCAATGCCAGTTCCAACCTGTATTACTTTTCCATCTTTTGGAACTTCTAACTGAGACAAAATATGCTTTATTAGAAGGTAACTGTGATAATTGTAGCCAAAATAAGACCACATTGATATCCCACCTTCAAAATAATCATTCCATACTTTCTTATATTTTCCACTCACAGCTGTAATCCAGTAATCTCAAAAAATATAAAAGGATCAAATCCAGAATTTGAACACCAGTGAATTAAACGGTGATCCCACTGATAAACATCACCCACTGACCATTGATGAGTTATTGCATTGCCTGCACCAAATGATTGTCCCCAAGACCAATCAGACAAAAAAACTAAATATCTACAAGCGTTTTTTGCAAGATCATATTCAACATAAGAATAATCTCTTTTCATGTATCTCTGTAAATAACCATAAGTGTCACCGTGTGCTGGCATACACTGGCCTGGTGGAACAATGATGGAGCAATAATGTTCATATGATATACCGTGATCATTTTTTAGCTTATTAACAATTGACAAAAATCTTTCATCATTAAATTCATAAAAATAATGATTCTCATTAAAACCAATTTCTCTCATATGTGAAGATCTTGAATTTATACTTTTATTCATCACATTAAGTGCAGGATCACCACCGTGAATTCGCTTGTAACCGTTTGAGCCTATTGGGTTTTCAAGCATTTTATCCAATATAGCTAAATTAGTTGAAGAAATATCAATTTGCCCACATTTTCTTAACTCACCCTGTGGTGGTAAGGTTCTATTATAGTGCCATGTTTTTGACATCTTTTCAAAATTATACATCAATCTCCTCCGCGTCACCAAGTAGAGTCGATATACAGACACGACGCCATTGTGTACCCCTATCATACCCACCGAACTCTGGATGACTTTCATCTGTAATCCCAAATTGAACACAGTTACTTGGTTTAATGTTCAGGTCATTACAAATTTCAATTTGTCTTTGTCTAAATTTATTTTGGTTGTAATCATATTCAAAATTGTCACAAATATCAATCCCAACACCTGCTGCTATTTTTGATATACAATGGAATTGATTAAACAACAGGCCACCATCATCGCTGTTATCCTTTCGGCACCGTATTCCAATTCTTAGTCGTTCTGTACCATAAAATGCTTTGCTCATACTAAAGGCAACTGTTTCAATACAGGGTCTATCAAGATTAAAATTTATATCTCGACCAATACAATGATATGCTGCATCTATAAAAACAGGCACACCAAATTTCTCACACTTATCGAGCAAATCCTGAGTTTGTGGGTGTTCTGAACCTAAATCGCTAAATGGTACAGATACTATAAATGCATCGCCACTTCTAATTTCATCATCTTCGATATATGCCCAATTAAAATTTTGTTTCCATGAAACTTTATGATATGCATAATCACCCTTTAATACCCTAAACCTTCTGTTGTGGTACTTCATATAAAAAAAATCAAATGCCTGTGATGTCCCATGCATAAAATCAACATTATTAAATTTTTCAATTCCATGTAGCTGATTTAGCTTGCTTGATCTAACCCATTCATAATATTTGCCAACAAATTCAGGTAATACGGCTTCGCTATAAAGGTGCTTTGGGTGCACAGCTGCATTCACGAAATTTATAACTTCAGAATTTGGAATTGGTCGAGATCGTCGGCCTTTTTGCTCCCAAGAATCAACAAGTTTAATCTTCATTATTTTCACCTATAAAAACTTTATCTAAAGCCTGACCTTGATATGGACCGGTTTTGTATTCATATATGAATGTATTATCTTCTAAAATTTCATATGAATGCCCACCTTCAAACGTCATCGAGATATCTCCTGTATTTAAAGTATGAGACTCTAAAAATTCTTGATTTATATCATAAAACGAAACAAGAACAGATCCAGACATTACAACCCAGGACTCTTGCGCTATAACTTTTGGCATGGGTGGATCTTTCCAAATGTGCTGGTGTGCGCGAAATTTTCTTCCTTTATTAAGCCTTAAAGCGGCAAGTTGCAGAATTTGATTATCAGGTGCAATGTCAACTCTGTCTGGGGCTGGATAATGAGGCCTGCTCACTATATGTAAAAGTCTATTATCAACTTTAGATGTTATCTTTCTCATATTAAACCCTATGCAGTCCAATTTTCATACGAACGAATAAGCTCTTCATCCTCTTCGTTAAAGACCTGATATTCATTCCATGCAAAAGACTTTCCGTTTGACTTTTTCAGGTTTTCATATAAGTAAGGATTAAACTTACCAAGCCTGACAATATTTGCCCATGGTGCAATTGGTGTCTTTCCACACAAGATTGTCGCCCCGTTGTTTCTTGCTTTTTTAATATTTTCTATTTCATAATCGTGAACAGACATCCCTGGCTTCATGTATTTGAAAAAATAATTTTTGCTAACTATCTGTGGCTGGACATTCACCCTATAATCCATATCTTGAGGGAATTCTAAAAAATTTGCGTCTTGCTTCTTCGTTCTTCTAAATTGTTCAGGGCCTCCCCAAAACAAAAATATACTATCTGCTTCTCCTGCATGCATTTTTTCTTCAGCTTTTTTTAGCATGTCATGATCTACATTGCTTATCAAAAAAGTATCTTCACCAAATAATACAAAATAGTCCTCTGGAAACGAATTAATAATTGGTTCGAATGGATCATAAAATGCTTTTACTGGAAAATCGTTCTGTTTACCTGCAGAATGAAACGTAAAATTATCTGGGAGCTCAAATTCTGGAGGGTCAAAGCCCAAAAGCTCTACCTTGTACTGGCTACCCCAGTACTTATTAAATAGCTTTGTCCAGCCCTCAATCAAGCTCATATATTGATCGCATGTTGTTACGATAATTCTCATTTATTATCTCCTTTTTTCATTGCGGAAACATTGAGACTCATTAAAACCCCGGTTTCCTTTTGCATGTGTGGCAGATAAGCCTGGCTGTAATCATCAACATGAGAATGTTCTGTTTTTCTCCAGTCATATCTTGAAATTGATTCAAATCCGGCTTCTATCAAGCATTTTTTTAAATAATCAAAATTAAAAATAATCTTATGTTCATCCAATCGGCCTTCTCTTCCGCCTGACACGAGACCTATGACTTCCTCAATTGACCTATTTTTTAAATAAACATTACATACACTATCAAAGTCAGGTACAGCCACTCTCAACCTGCCGCCTTGTCTTAACTTAGAACACCACAGTACCAATGTAGGAATTAGCTTATCTCTAGAAACATGCTCTAAAATGTGGCTTGCGTAGATCTCATCAGCACTTTCTTCTTTAACTGTAGACAGTATAGTTGCGTCATCAATAACATCAACTGCCTGGCTTTGTTGTAGATCTATATTAACCCACCCTGATAATCTCTTTGTTCCGCACCCAAGATGTAGCTTTACTTTTTCAACCATTAACTTCTCTTTTAGATTTAATCTGGTGGTATATTTCAACGACTGTCTTTGCCCAGGCGTCTCTATTATACTCTTGTACTGCATTAAAGCCTGATTTTGCAATTTTATTTCTCAGATCATCATTTTTTAAATAAAACTCAATTTTTTTGCGGAAATCCATTGGGTCATCAAATATAACAAGATGTTCACCATCTTTAAACATCTCACTTCTACCAATCCAATCGTTTGTCAGCAGAAAACCACCGGCAGCCATGATCTTATAAACCCTATCTGATGCACCTTGTTCAGTCACAAAATTTAAATTAATCTTTGTCTTTGAAACAACTGTAGCATGATTTCGACCATAAGCACCTTGAACAATTGCAACTGGATAGTTTGCCTGCTGTAAAAACGGAAGACGGTACCCATAAGGCTCACCAATCATTGATACGTCTACTTCTTTATCACATTCAAGTGGAGAATCAACATCGCGATCGAAACCTTCACAAACATGATAAGAATTTTTATTAAGTAACAAGCACTTTTCCAAAACATTCAATTTATCGCAGCAAACAAAGTTCACAATCTTGCACCTTTCCTGAACCTGTTCATTGAATGATGAAGGAACTAATGGATCCATATACCAAAGTCCAACCAGTGTTGTTTTTAACATCTCAATGACCACCCAGTTATCCATTGACCCTTTGCTTATTAAAACAAAATCAAAATTTTCAGACCTGACTGTTTTTATTAAATTTTCATCACACATATCTCTTCCGACAGTGCGATCGATGACAGGATAATTGTACTGCATGACATCGTGGCCTAATCTTTTTAGTGCCCTAAACTGTGCATTATTTGTTGATTTATTTTCATTATCAAAAGATCCAATGTAAAGAATTTTCATAATTTGTCCAATTCAAATTTTATATTTTGTAATTCATTCTGAATTGGGCGAACAGCGTTGTATATCTGTTGACCCCTTGAAAAATATACAAAATCCACCGGCTTATGTATAGCACCACATGCATGATAAAACACAGAATCGGGAATACAAACTGCTGATGCTCTTCTCATGATTTCAAATTGTGTGTTTATTGAAAAATTAAAGGAGTCGAAGTCGACGCCGACTTCAATCACATGTTCGAGGCCTCTATTTTTCTTTAGCCAGGCTCTTCCATATCCTTCCGGTAAATCTTTTTTAGGGACACCAGTTGTCGTTTGTACAAATCCAAATCTATTATCACCAACACAACTGCTTATCACTTTTGAAGCCATTTCAACATCATAGGTTTCTGTATAAATTTCAGCGGTGGGATTCACTGGATTTATTATTCCAATATCTTGAAAATTGGATAGAATTTTAAGCTGGTGTGATTTGTGTCTTGGAAGAATAACATGAGTATAATTTTTCGAATTTTGTGCTATTTGAATACACGTATCATATACTGATCTGAAACCGATATTTTCATTTTCAAAATCATTCCACGCATCTTTGGTATAAAAAATCTCATCGATATAAGGATTATTGTCAAAAAGCTTTGCCGAACGAAATCTTTCAAGCGTTGCAACAGAACATTTATTACCAGTCATAAAGAAAAATTCTCTTAGTGCGGGTGTTAACAGAACACAATCGCCAAGACCATGTGGGTAACATATTAACGGCTTCATTTTTTCTCCATATATTCCATCTTATACTACACTACCAAAAAGTTGTGTGCTGATTTCTTTTGTTTCTGAATCAATATAACTCATTAATTTTTTTTGATTCGGATATTGCTTCCACCTCTCTAAAACTTTCATCATCTGTGCATTTTGATCAAATTTTTCTCTATCAAAAGAACTACCAGATCCAAATGCCATGACCTTCTTTAAACCATTGTCTGTAAATGTCAAATTAAGGTCTTCACATATTTTCTGCCTGTACTCAGAAGAAGAAAACCAGTCATTAAATTTTATTGTATAATATGATTTATCATTAAGTGCTGCTATTGCATGTTGCTTCCACAATTTCATTCTTTCAAGCAGGTGATCTGCAACATCCATTGCACCATCATCTGGCGGATCAATTTTCCTCTGTAAACAAGACGCAACGAAATTATATGGATCACGAATTATAACAATTTTCTTGCATGGATTAAGCTGTCTAAACGCTGAAAAGCGCTTTTCATCCCATACTTTTAAATTAAAATCTTCAATATTATAGATAAAATTTTTCACATTTGAAAAATCAGTATATGCAAATTCCTGTTGTAGCTTTCTGTTCAAAACAATATCAATTTTCCAATCAAACGCAAAATTCCTTACACTATGAGATAAACCTTCTTTATTCCATGTATAATGAACTGCATTTGCATAAGCCATTGGCTCTAATCGTTCATTGTCCCAACCATGAATACAGTTATTCATATGTAATACATCGCCATCTATCTGCTGGGCCAACCAATTAACAACACCATGCTGGCCAGATCTTTTTAACGCTGCTACAAAATAATTCATATTACCAACACTTTACCTGAATTTTTTCTATATTTGGCTTTTGAATTTCTTCAACTGCCCACTTTAATTGTTCAGGAGAGGGATGAGAGTGAAACAGTCCGCGTTCACCTTCTGTCTTAATAAACACAACATCAGAATCTAATGGGTTCCAGCCGGACGAAAATCTATACCACATTTTATCAAAATCCCACTGCCATGTGACAACTGGACATCCCATTAGTGTTGCAAGGTGGAGTGGACCTGACGTTGTTCCAACCGTGCATATTGCTTTGTCCATCAACTTTGCAGTTTCTGGAAGGGGGTTTTCGCGGAAATCTTCAGTTCCATCAACATATGAATCACTATTTGATCCAATCGTCAGGACCTTGTAGCCATCAGCAATTAATGCTTTGGCAAGATTTTCAAACATCTGAATCGGTGGATTGTCTTCTGGCCTTATATCAAATCTATTTCTCGCGTGTAATAACACTATTTTTTCATCTTTTGAGACCGATCTATTTCTATCAAGATATGCTGGTGTAAGAAAGCCGGCTGAGCCATTTCCTGTTGTGTCTAATTGTGGAATATAAACTGGAGCGCTCCGATGAAACCATGCACCTCTATCTGTCGGAAAGGGCCGAAACCAAACATCGTTTGGACCTGTAATTTCTTGGGCAAAATTTACAAAATCATCTTGGTTCCAAAGAGAATAATTTTCACAATCAGCCAACCCTCCCTCTGGAGGAGAATAATGTATTACCTTCGTTACAAAATCTTCATACAGCATTTCTCGACCTGGTCTAGTCACTGCAATGATTTCGTCCCATCCATCAGATAACTGGCTTAACCTTCTACAGTAGCCTGTCCAAAAAAATAGCTCCCACCCAAATTCGCCAACATATGGCCCTAAAAATAGTTTCTTCATTGTTCCCTTCTTAATAATTTTCTAAAATATCATCAAAACTAACATTATAAACACCAAGATACTTTACTGATATTCCTGCACATATATTTGCAAATTTAATTGCCGGATCGAGATTGTGTGTTCCCAAATAACCAATACACAAACCCGCTAAAAATGAATCTCCAGCACCACAGACATCAAAAACACCACGAGCTTTTGTTGCTGGGTATATATTTTCATTCCACTTAGCACCTCTTTCACCTAAGGTTGTAATTAGCTCACAATTGCTCGGAAACTGATGTGCAGCTTCCCTTTCAACCTCATTTATTTTTATTATACAGTCTTCAAAATAAGATAAATTTGTTTTTTTGCTGTCTACAAAAATCGGCTTCGGAAGTAATTGCACTATATTACCCAACAATTCTTCAGGTAAAAACCCTTTGTCATAATCAGATATAACTGTTGCATCAAAAGTATTTTCATTTAAAAATTTTGCCAAGTTATCAATATTAATTGGATCACAATTATCATTAGAATCAATTCTTAAAACCTGTTGCGGTGATCCAGAAACACCCTCAGCAATCATCCTCTCTTTCTTTATTATATTTTTATTTGTAACATGAAAAGTTGAATGACCGAGTGATTCAATGTTTAAATTTACATTTGCTGCCATTCCAGGTTTCTCTTCAGATCTTTGTTGTAGCAAAATTGGAACCGGAGCTTCTGCGCTCAGTCGAGTACATTTTCCAAACCTGTAAATATCAACACATGTTTCACCCAAGACCAATATTTTTAGCTGTCTTTGTTGTTGAATATCCTTCAATTCTCTCAAAGAACAATAATCTTTTTGCATTTTCCGAACCTATTACTTCTTTATTTCGATAGTCTGAACCTACGACCATTATATCAGGTTCTATTACTTTGATTAACACCCTTAGTTCATCCGACGTATTAAAAATTTCAACGTTATCAATACAATTAAGTGATAGTAATACTTCTTTTCTATCTTTTTGTGAATTTATCGGCCTTGATTCGCCTTTTAATTTCGACACTCTTTCATCTGAATCTATTCCAACGATTAAAATATCACATTGCTCTTTTGCAAACTTAAACATACGAATATGCCCAACATGTAGGATATCAAAACATCCATTAATAAAACCAATTTTTTTCATAATCTTAAGCTTGTTGCAATTTTAATCCATAGTGATTCATCTGTCAAATCAAATACATGCGAATAAATTCCATTCTTATTTTTTTGTGCCCAAGAAGGTGCAATTAAAAATTTGCTTTTAACTTTTGTGCTTTCGATGATGTTATCTGGCACAGCATAGTCTATATTGACACAACCCAACGTATTATTTCTGCTTAAGCGACACAACGAATCCTTGTATGCTTTCGCGTGTTTTCTAAATTCTTTAGAAGCCACAACAGCACAAAGCCTGATTCCATAATTTGACAGTAAAGATTCCACATGTCTCAAATAATTTAAGTTATCAAGGTTTTTCGTAAAAGGCTCAGAAACAAAGGCAAGCAAATCCATGTTTTCATAAAATGGAAGTGGGGGGCCAAATGTTCTCGGTGGTATGTATGGTGATATATTTGGAGAAAATGGACTAGATATCATCTCTCTCCTTTCAGTATCATTAATATTGATTGAGTATCCCTTCCGCAATTCTGGCTCTGCTGTACAAAAATCAGCATATTGGTTTTTGTCTACTGTTATCAAATAACATCTAGATGATGATGCCCAATCTGCTGCTTTTGTGCAGATTTTTGTAATACTAACATGCCACGGATATGCCAAACGAGAAAATTCAAGTATTGGACCAAAATTATTTTTAGAACTATAATATGTAGATGCCCATGGATCATTACCAAGATCAGTCCAAAAATTGCAATGACCATCAGGTGGAGGTCCCTCTACATTGAACGACTCCCTCCATGGAACAGTGATAATTAATTTTCTATCTGTTAACTTGATAAGGTTTATAAAAGCAGTTTTCCAATCTTCAATATGTTCCAAAACCTCAGAACATATTACTGTTTCACGACTCTTAACTGAGAAGGTTGATAAATCCAATATGTTTGACTGTTCATAGTTTAATTTATCAATATTTTTCTTTCTACCTTCTGCGGTATGGCTATCTACACCAAAATCTGTTGAGATTACGTCATAACCCATTTCTCCAAGTTCAACTTCCAAATTTCCAGTGCCACACCCTACTGTCAATATTTCTTTCTTTGTATTGTAAACAGGTAATGAATCAATGATTGATATATGTCTTATGTCAAATGGCATCGAAAATCTCTTTTGTTAGAAAAATTCCTTCTTCTAGATCTATTCTGTCACTAGAAATTTGAGAATTAATTTTTGAGTTATCACTACACGTATAATCCTGGTATTTTCCAATAAGGTGAGATGGAAATGCTACTTCTTCTATATCTGCGCCTGTTAAATCTGAAATTATTTTAGCAACATCAAAAAATGACCGTGGATTGTTTGTCCCAACATTATAGATACCTGAATCAAAAAATATTGCACTCTTTGTAATCTGAGCAACATTATCTACATGGATAAAGTCTCGTTTAAAACCATGACTTCCTTCAAATATCTTAATTCTTCCATTAGTTCTTGCCTGTTTTAAAAATTTATGAACTGGACTTGCCTGATCGTGCTTGTGCTCTTCACCAGGACCATAAACATTAAAATATCTTAACCCAACAATCTCAGATGATGGATTGTCTATTATTTTTTGCATTGCAATTTTATCAAAAGCTGACTTGCTTATTGCATAATAATTTAATGGAGTCAAAACTGTATCTTCACAAAAACCATTCTTACCCAGACCATAAACCGAAGCTGAAGAAGCATACACAAAAGGAATTCCAGCCTCGATACATGCATCCAAAAGCACAGAACTCAATGTTATATTAGTATCACTGATTAATCCAATATCTGTTTCCGTTGTTGACGAAATTGCGCCTAAATGATAAACCGCTATAACTTCCTTATTTGTTATTTTCATTAAAGCATACTCTTGCGAATTTTTTCCATCAAAGCAATCAAGATCGCACGGGGTAAAATTATCAAATAACTTTGTCAAATGAGAACCAATGAAGCCGCTAGAGCCAGTTATTAAAACTTTACCTTTCATCTCCACACCGTTGCTAAATTTCCATAAACATCTTTTGGTTCGAATGTTGCTTCCTCACTTCCAGGTCGGAAAAATAACCAACTTGAAACTGTGCTTCCACCACTGAACTCGACTCCAGCAAAACCATATTGGCGTAGAAAAACCAATATATCATCAAAAGTTCCATTCCCTTCAATGTTCCCATCTCCAGACTGTTCTTTATGAATTTCTAAAAAGAAAGCAAGAATCTTATTTTTTTCAAGGCTTTCTTTACAACCGAGCAACATTTCATATTCTGCACCTTCTATATCAGCCCACACAAAGACACTAGTATCGTCGCTTGTTATAAGCGAATCGATTGTTATAGCAGGTGTTTTACACTCTTGATATCGATTATCTGTTATGTGTGTATTGCTTACTTTCAATCTAAAATCCGACGCTCCGTCTTTATGGCCGGTGAATGCATCAATTTCCCCATTTTGTGAACAAACACATGCATTAATAAGGCTTCCAGGATACATTGCATCCCGGAGCCTGCTAAATCGTTCCACTTGAGGTTCTATCCCAATTATCTCACACTCAGGATAAAAATCATTAATTGACCAAGCCTCAGAACCAGCAAAGCCTGGTCCACAATCAATAAATTTTGAAAATTGACTTTCTTTTGATGGAAACATTTCGTTGAAAATTTTTAATAATATATAAATTTCATCATGCTGGAGTCTATCAAAGCTAGTATACTTCCCCATCTGCTTCCAATCAGTCGCATTGCGATCTTGCCATATATCCTGCATACTAATCCCTAGAAGAAAGGTAGCCCGTCTCTCTTAATACATATTATAGCCGGTTCTCCCATCAAATAAGCGTCAATCATTGCCTTTTCTGTCTCAGGCTGATTCCGAGGGAAATAACCAAAGGTATTTTTTAACAAGCCAATAAGGCCCTCAGCATTTAATGGCCTGTGTGTCGGACCGTGAGTTGGATAATCAGCTTGGCCTACTAACATAACTGGTAATTTTTGTTCGTCAATATCAATTTTAATCTGTTCAAATGGCCTTTCAATTAAAAAAGGTGTAATCGAATAGACTATTGGTCTCAAACCCTCAGCGGCCATGCCGGCTGCCATGCTAATCATTGACTGCTCACAAAGACCTGCATTAATATATCTTTCAGGCCAGCGCTCGATAAATTCTTCCATACATTGTTCAACATCACCAGATATTAAAATAACGTTATCATCTTTTTCTGCAATTCGAACAAGTGTCTTTCCAAAAGCTCTTCTCATTATTCTGAATCCTCCAATTCTTCAAGTGCTTGCTTTTCTCTATCTGGTGGTGGCCATTGGGCATGCCAGCAAGGTTGATTTTCCATAAAACTTACACCCTTTCCCTTGATTGTATTTGCTATAATTAGCCGTGGTATATCTATCTCTGATATTTCTAATGCTGCAAGAATTTCCTCATAAGAGTGACCATCTATTACAGATGTATTCCACCCAATCATTTCTGCTATCTTATCAAAATTTGGAATTGGCAAAATATCTTTTGTATACCCAGATCCCTGTATTCCATTCCAGTCAGCAATTATAACAAGGTTATCAAGTTTGTGGTGTGCCGCCAAGAGCAATGATTCCCATGTTGTTCCCTCTTGGCATTCACCATCACCAACAATTACATAAATCTTTCCAGGTTTATTTAACTTCTTCTTTGCGATTGCCATTCCAATCGCAGCAGGAAATCCATGACCCTCGCTTCCAGTAGTCCAATGTATTCCATTATGAACATCTCTTTCTGGATGACCGGTTGGCCTTGGGTCATAACCCTTCTCGCGGAGCAGAACATAATAAGGCCAGCACGCGTGGCCTTTACTCAAAATAAACCGATCCTGATCGGTAAGAACATGGTCATATAGCGAGATCAATAACTCAACAGCAGAAAAACATCCGCCATAGTGATAACCACCATTCGCCTTTGAAAAGGCTATCGTATCTCTTCTAACCTGTTTTGATCTATTATTCAACATTTGTCTTCCTTATTAATGGGTAATAATTCCCTAATTCTTTCTTGTATGGCTTGTTTGGATAATCGAGACCTACAATTGGAAATTTTTGATTCGTCTCTTTAGCATCTTCTATTAAATCTTTTCTGACATACGTCATTTCAATTAAAGGAGGAATTTCACAACCTCCAATATTTATCTTCTTTAGTGAATTATTGGGGTGAATGTGAACAGCATAAAATTTAGAATTTAAAAAACTTAAAATTTCATAATATTTTCTGCACAGTTCTTCATTAATTTTATTATAAATCGTTTTATAAAAATTACAAAAATATGGTGTTAATTTATGCTCATCCTGCTGGTTTGGTATAAATTTTTTCTCAACATCGATGAATGCAAAATGAAATTCAATTAAAATTTGATCTACACTGCTTAACAATCCCGGGCTCACTGATTTTATTACTTCCCATTCGTCCCATTCAATATCCATTTTCATAGTAATTCCGGAATTATAAGATTCTAGAATTGACGATAGTGATAAAAAATCACCAAATGATTTTGCGGCAACTCCCTTTTTAGTGAAGGTAAAATTTTCATGACTTAGTGGTAACGAATTTACAGTGTGATCAAACAGTTCCACAGAGGTATTCGGATATTTATTAACCCAATCAATCTCAAATGTAACATTATCTTCAACACCAAATGAAATAAGTGTACTACATTCATTAGCTATTTCATGAACTGCAACGTAACCGCCATCACAATTATTCCCAATTCTTATTTTTGAGAATTCACAATCATAAACTTTTATTTCATTTAAAAAATTAGTAGCCAAATCACTAATCATTGATGATCCATTTTAACCATAACTCTGCCGGCTATTCCAGACATTAATAATTCAAACGCCTCATCAACGCCATCTATACTATAAACTGCAGTTATAATCTTATCAATATCTAAAATTCCTGCCTTATGCATTTTTACATATCTTTTTAGATCATTCTGTGGGTTGGTCTTTCCTCCTTGTGATACTATAATAGACTTTCCGGAAGGTGACCACCAACTAACGCCATCAGGAATCTTTATATCCTGACCTGGTTTTGGCTGGCCTACTAAAATATATCGTCCAGAATCACCAAGAAATTTCATGGTTTCGTATATCGCGTTGACGTTTCCAGTTGTGTCCATAATAACATCAAATTTATCAAATTGATCTAGATCGTCAATTTTATCTAAAAAGTGTGTGGCACCAATATTTTCTACAATAAACTGTTTATCTGTTTTGATGTCTAAACCAACTACTGGATAAGCGCTAGCTAGAAGTGACCCCTGGATTAGATTTAATCCGACACCACCACATCCAACAATCAGAACGCTCTCACCAAATTTTATCTTTGCATCATTGTTAACAGCACCAAGAGCAGTTGTCATTCCACATCCAAGCAGCGCACATAGGTATTCATCAGTGTCGGCCGGGACGGTTGTTACTCTATTTTCTGACACTATTGAAAATTCACTAAGTGTAGTTATTTTTCCGGCAGACATTTCATCACCATTTTCCAGAAAATATTTTGGAAACGGGGCTTCTATACCACCACTCTTCCTCCAGTGCATGACAACTTTATCACCAGTACTTACTGTTGTTACACCAGCCCCAACGTCCTCAACGATGCCACAACCTTCATGGCCAAGCATATGAGGCATAAATTTTGCATTTCCTTTGTGGCCGTTGATTTCATGAATTTGCGCACCGCATAATCCGCTAACTAAAACCCTAACCAAAACCTGACCAGGTTCTAAGTGCTGTGGTAGATACACTTGTTCAACTTTTGGAACAATTCCAACTTTTCTTAATATGGCAGCCTTCATCTTATCCTCGATTAAATTTTCTAATAACAACTTCTGTTTCAAGCGATGTCATATTATTGCCCCCTATAATATCGCCCACCCTACTGGCAACTTCTCTGGGGTCTATTAACGTACTATAGTTTTCCCGAGATCTTGTCATGTCTGTCTTCATTGCACCCGGAAATATATCAACTATCCTAACATTCTTTCCAATCGATTCAACTTGCAGTGACTGTGAAAAACCTTTTAATGCATGTTTTGTTGAGCTGTAAATTGTTTCACCAGGGGCTGGTTGAAGAGCAGCGATTGAATTTATATTAATAATCAAACCATCACCTTTATTCACAAAGTGAGCGTACACTCTTTTTAAAAGCTTAATCTGCGCTGTTATGTTAACATTTACTATTTTTTCTATATCCTCATCAGAATGTTCTAAAAATAATTTTCTCTGATGTATTGCTGCATTATTCACAAATACATTAATATTATTGTGATCTAATGCTAACTCTATTTTGTCAAGGGTTGTGCTGTCGGTAATATCTCCAGCAACTGCGTTTTTTAGCAAGTTCTGTGGAAAAATTCTAAAATGAGGAAGAACAAAACAGCCTCTATCATGTAATTCATCACAGATTAACACTCCAAGACCCCTTGAACAGCCCGTCACTAAAACATTATTCATTACTCACCTCAATAAAACCAACAATATAATTCTATTATTTTTTATTGTCTTTTACAATCCGGTTGCGTTTTTATCTTCAACATAACCACGCTCCCTTATAAATGTGACAGAATTGTGGGCATCTATTCGCATTCCCCCATCGTCAGTGCCACGAGATTTTAATGGATTCTCAAGAAACTGATAAACATAAAGTGGTTCATCAATGAACTTTACAGAACCATAGCCACCTGTTTCTTTTTTAATATTCCACAAAATTGGAAGAACATACGCCTGATCACATCCCATTGAAAACCACTCATTGTCCCATCTCAGAAAATTAGTCAATGGAATTTTCTTAAATTCAGCAGCTCTAAATGTTGACATTGCAGATGTCACCCATTGATCTTTATATGGGTCCCATTCATTTGAAGGTATTTTTCTTGATATTCCAACTTCTTCGTTGTGAGAATATTTCCAGTTGGTATAGACATATCGTGCATTGTGATTTTTATATTGGTCATATATTTTTTCTAGCACATTATTTTCGCAAAGCCAGTCATCACCATCAAGAACGCAAATAATATCGTCATCGTCACAAAGTGATACATACTCATATAAATTTAAAAGCTTATATTTTCTATCTTTATTAAAAGATATTTTTAAATTTTTCTTTGTGTCTTTGTTCAGAGCTGCTAGTTCTCTTACTTTCTTTAAAATATTGACTGACTCTTCTTCACTTCTGTCGTCAATATAATAATGTTCATCTGCTCCATGTGTTTGTGCTATTACAGAATTTATATTGTTTACGCAAAAAACATTTGAATTATATGATGGAGAGAAAACCTTTATTTTAGCCATTTTACTCTTCAATCATAAGTGCTGGTTGTTTAGTATTAAGAACTATGTGCGGTGTTGGATTTTCAAAATTGACTGGTGAATGAAAAACCCAACCACCAATTTCTTTTGCAAGCTTAACTGACAGATTTTTTATATCTTCGTCAGTAACACTTGACCATTGTTTTTGAAAAAACATATTATTTTCAGGAACGTCTTCTTGCTTAATATCATACAAGCTTTCCCAATGTTTTTGCCAGTAATTTTTGTATGTTTTAATTTTTCTTTCAATGTCAAACCAGCTATAGTGATAAACGCTTGGATAATTTTCAACAACTGTTTTAAACCATTGAGTGTATGCATCTATGGCTTCTTTATTCCCTTGAAGAGCTGCAAGTCTTACTTTGTGAATTTCACCAGAATAAAAATTTCCATACAGAGTTCTTTCAAAAGTTTCTGGATCGATATAATCGCAGCCATCAGTACCTGGTTTTGCATATATATTTCCGTCCTTGTCGGCCATAACTAAATCACCAGGAATCCCATGTGTAATATTTGGAAGGTTTTTACTCAGCCTCCACTTCCACGGATTGACATCCATCCTAACTTTTTCCGCGCTTCCCCAATATTCAATGACGGGCAAGCAGATTAATGGAGCATTTTTGGGAAATTGCTTAAGCATGCTTTTAACTTTCTGATAATCATCTTCGTGTACGACCTCATCTGCGTCCTGCTGCCAGCAATATTCCATTGTGCATCTTTTTCTAGCCTCGGCTTTTTGCAATCCATCGAACACAGCGAATCTTTTGCTTTCCCAATCTCTCTTAACTTGATAGACTTTAAGTCTACCATCAACCTGTACTTTTGCCCACTCTTCGAGTTCGGCCCATGTGCCATCCGTAGATCCTCCATCAACAACTATAACCTCATTACAAAATCCTAAAAGGGATGAAATTGACTGCTTCCATGGATAACCATTCTTGTTACAGTTGAGGGTAGTTGTGTAACCAGATAATGTTGGAATGTAAGCCATTGAATTTGAAATAGAAGCCCAGAATTTTTCACGTGCTGCAAACAGATAAGACTCAGTGTCAATCATCTCAACATCAGAAAACCACTCTTCGTCTTTATGTTGAACATTTTCGTTTAGCTCAAGCTGACATCCAAGAATTTTTGCTTCAATAACAGTTCTGGGACATGTATCACCACCAGGGGGCAAATATACTAAACCTTCTGCTTGAGCCATTTCTTCCAAAACCTTTCCGTAAGGCCAGTTTTGAATTATTTTGTATTCTTTGTTGTTTTCTTTGCACCATTCTATTGCAAGCTGTGTTCCTTTAATCCAAGAAGAAGAACCAACAACAAGCCAACCTTTACGTTCTTTTTCTTTATATTTTTCCCGAAGCATTTTCACGGTTAAAAAGAATGAATCATCAAAAACTGAAGAAAGAACCCAGTTTTCACGTTCATTTAAAAATGGAAACCGATCAAAGTATATTTTCTGTTGTGCTTCTGACATAAACCAGAGAGATTTAGCGCCATAAAAGAAAGCAGATATCATCTTTCCATAATTTTCTTCATGACAGTCACACTCTTTCTGCTCTGCAGAAAGATGTTTTTCTATACTTCTATATTTGCAAAACTTATAATCGTATTCAAGTATAGAATAATCTAGATTTGCAACAACAGTAGGGATTAGCTTAACATCAAGCTGAGAGAAATTACCAAAAATCCAATATTTTCTATGGCCACTTTCCAGTGTTTTCATTGTTACATCTTTAGAATTTACACACTGTACTTTATATTTTGAAGATTTTATTAAAGCGTCAGTAGTTAATTCTGCTCCACCAACATATTGGTTGATAAACATATCAGCAACAAATACCACCTTGGTATTTTCTTCAATCAAAACATCAGTTTTGAACGGTGAATTAAACATATTGATCCCTCATGTATCGTATGAACAAATACTATCATGTCCTGATTGATTGTTTAAGACATAATTTATCATTTTTTTTCTTGTACATTCAGAATTTTTTTCTAATATTAAATTCTAATACTAATCTAATCTACTAATCTACTAATCTACTAATCTACTAATCTAATCTACTAATTAGAATATTTGAAATAAAATAACTAGAATTTATCTAGATAGAAAAAATTCTTTAGTAAAATTAAAAAACTAAATTTTATCTAATAGATCCACTTTAATCAAGTGGTATCATATTCCCATACAGCTGTTAATATTACATTTCCTGGATCAAATGACGGATCAACTGATAACCCAATTATGTCTCCACCTGCAAAATTTTCTGTTGCTGTGAAGTTAAATGTATAAGCCGTGTTGGCTGTTGCCATATTGACGGTTTGTGATGATCCTTGATACGATGTGTTTATATCGACATTACCGTCAACATTCAGGTGAAGACCAATCGCAGTGCTCCCTGCAACTGTTGGATTGGCATCAGATCTTGCAATAACTTTAATTAATTTTCCTTGATATGGAGCTATCATTTTATTGTCAGCTCCAGGACCGCTATCGGAACCGTCTGAATCGAATCGTACATAATGTCTAGCATCAGTACCTGGTGCAAATTTATGTGTTGTATAATGAAGTTGTCTTGCTCTAAATGATCCTGATACTACAACATCACCACCAAAAACCCCAACGCCTCTGCGCGATGCATGGCCATTTGGTAATTCTAGTGCACCGACAGAACCAGATGACCAGAAGCATGTATCTATACCACCTTCACTAGCATTATCAGTGTTTATATAAACAGTGTTTGATGTTCCTCCTTCGTTCTTAGAAGCAATTGCCATTTTAGAATTTGTTTTAACCATAAATGAAACATCTGTTCCGTCAGCATTTATTGCAATACTTGATGGTGTACCGTGTGGTTCATACGATAATATCTGAACATCATTACCTTTTAGTCTAAATGAACCTTCTCCCTCATTGTTCCACTCTATGGAAGAATTTGGATTTTTAATCGTTGACAACGATTCAGAAACATGTAACCCACCACTAACGACTAAATCACCACCAAACACAGATATGGTTTTATCACCTACTCCATATTGATTCTTACCGCCGATAGCTCCAGAGACATAAAAGGCAACATCACCACCCGCGGCTTCATCTGGCGAATTGGCAGAGCCACCAGACAATATTAATACCTGCCCGAGACCAGCATCTGTTTTAATAGAATACTTGTCAGCAGTGCCACCATAAACAACAAAATCTATATCTTGTGAGTCAGGATTAACTTGCCAAAGATCTTGGCTTGATTCGAAGAGCTGAACAAACGTTTTTCCTCCAGCTCTCATTTGAATTGTATCGCTACCGTTAAATCTTATGTATGAATCGGAGTCTCTGGAACACCTAATGTATTCTGATACATGAATTGACTCTGGGTTTAATGCATAAAGCGTTCCTGATACAACTGTATCTCCACCAAAGACCGATGTTCCCATGTAACCAATGCTCGCCTGGTCTGCCCCAATAGCTCCAGATACATAGAAAGAAATATCAGATCCCATTGCTTCATTTGGAGATTGTGCAGCGCCGCCAGAGTGGATAAGCACCTTCCCGTCTGGCTTGAGATTCAAGTGTGCATTAGCAGCAGCGCTATCAAGAGTTGTCAGTTGTGTCTTACCATCTGCACCTACGCTGATGTCAAAATAATTCGTTCCATCGAGAGTGTGACATCTGATATGACTTGCGTTTACTTCTCCTTCGACCCAGCCCGGCGGGGCAGTAACTGTGATACCTCTGGATGCATTGTTACTAAAGCTTCCGGGATCCGCCACACTAACCCTAATTCCGTCGGTAGTCTGGGATACCCCAGTATCACTTCCCGTTACTTCGATCTCGAGTCCAACACCTTGAACCATGCCAACCATGGTCGGAGCAGACTGATCATACTTAATCCATAGACCCTTGTGCTTTTGAAACTGACCCGATGCAACGATACCGGTCACGTCGTAATCGATCAATATACCAGACGCTCCATCATGCGAAGAGATGGAACTATTACTAGTTGTATCTGTATAGATTCTGTCAACATCTAGCGCAGATGTTGCTCCGCTAGCAGATCCTGTCAATCCCAGCTTGAAGCCATTAAAATGTAAACCTGGATCAGACATTAATGTATTAGCATCTGCCCAATAGGCAAGCCTAGTTGCATCACCGCCGCCGTCAATATCTGCGGTGGCATTAATCGTAACTGCACCATTCGATGCCGATGTAATTGTTACATTCGACCCTGCTCTAAGATAACTAGTGCCGTCAGTCAATTTGGTCAGTGAACCACTAAGCCCCAGTGAAGCTGTTAAGAAGCCATTTGATAAAACATTAAATTCCGAACCTACCCCGCTCCGACCAATAAAAACTGGATATTCACTAACGTCATTTCCTGTTGCTCCAATACCAACATAGTCTGATACACCATCATTCGGCCGTAATACAGTACCTTCGTCAGTCCATTCAGCACTGACTGCTGTACCAGTAATTGTAACTGCACCATTAGATGCAGATGCTATAGTAATACCATTACCAGCAATTAGATATGATGTCCCATCTATTAACTGTGTTAGTGAACCACTCATTCCATCCATCAAGGTAATTGATCCAGAAGAATATATGTCACCATCAAATAATGCTTTTCCTTGCCCACCTTGATTCGCGACAAATAATGTTGTTACGTCAGTTCCTAAGTCACTTCTATATCCACCAATTTGAACCGGACCAAATCCTGCATCGCCCCCACCGTAGAGGCCGCCGCTAACAACTAAATCACCGCCAAATATGGAAGTTCCCTTTGTTGACGTTCCTTGTGAGCCTATCGCACCAGAGACAAAGAAATTAGTGTCTGTAAATGTTCTTGGATCCGGATCTTGAGGCGATGATCCCTGTCCAACAGTATCCGTTGTAGTACCAGAAAGTATCATCACCTGATCTGTACTACCATCAGTTTGTATGGCTGCCGTCTTGTTAGCTGTTTCAACTCTAAAATCTTCTGAAGCACCAGATTGATTTACTATTACAGTTCCATTTAGATTTACATCTCCTTGAACATCTAGTGTTGTACCATTCCATGTAAGATCAGCATCAGACGTTAGTGTATCAGTGTCAGACCAAGTCGCAATTCTATTTACTGCTCCTGAACCGTCAATATCTCCAGCCGCAGCAATTGTAACCGCTCCGTTCGAAGCTGATGTGATTGTAACATTTGAACCAGCTATAAGATAACTTGATCCGTCTGTTAATTTTGTCAGCGAACCGGACAACCCTTGATTAAAGTCGGAATTTCCATTAAACACTGCCGGGCCATAAACTGTAAATGTATCAGAGCCCGAAA